CAATCACAATAAAGTACATCAACAGTATGCAAGTGGTGTGCATAACAGTGTAAAAGAATATAAAAGATATATTGACTATTATAAGAGAAAACTTATGGAGGAATAATTATGAGAGATATTGATATTCATTTTAAACAAATTGAATCTAACAAATTTTGGTTACTATACAATGGAGATTCGTTTGAAATTTACACATATAATGATGGAAAATTCCACAATAAATTGTATGAATGTGAAAAGGAAATTCCAGAAGAACTTGAATGGTTTGTTGATACTGTAATTAGAAGAGAGTTAGAAATGGAGTGATGATATATGGCAGAGAATTTAGAAATAAGTTATGGCATTCCTAGTATAGAACATATTAAAGCATTATACG